CTTTACATAAGCCAATGCTTGATCAAGCGTCCATACTCCTGGTGCAGAGCCACCTTCAGGAGGACTTCCTGTAGGGCCAACAACCGCCGGGGGCGATTTGGTAATAAAGCCACCAGGATATTGCTGACTCATTTGACTCTCCGCAAAGCTTGCTTTTCAACAAGTCGCTCTTTGATTTTTTCAAATGGCGCAGTCCAATCACCAAAAACTTCTTGGCGCATCAGACGCATTGAATCGTAGTACGGGCAAGTATCGCCATCAAGAGCGTACAAGAAGTAAGGCATCACGGGTATGACAACCCAAGTTTCCACGCCCATAGCAGCCGATAAATGGCTGACTGACGTACAAGACGAGATCACAAGATCGCAAGATGCAACTGCTTGCTTTGTATCTTCCCAAGTATTCAAAGGCACTTCACGTACCCAAGAAGGCCGATCTTCTACGCCTTCATCGCGTTGCAGGGAAATAAACTCAGCATCTGCATCTTTGACTGCATCAAACATCAAGTGGTATGGAAACTTCTTGTGATGCTCGGCCTCAAACTTACTGTTGCCCTGCCAGCGCAAGCCAATCCTTCTGCGACCTTTTATGGCCCTAGGCTTTGGCAAATAAGGCTTGCCAGATAAATCTTCAAACTCCAGTCCAAGTGGCACAACGGCTGACATGCCACTCACGTAAAAGTCGTGGTACACACCAAAGGCTGCTTCATGCTGAAGCACGGCACTGACACCTTCTACGCCGACAAATAGTGATGCTAGCGGACCACTGCATGACACAATGACTTTGCAGCCGCGATCAGCAATGAGCTTGGCATAACGTATCTGGTGAATCTGATCGCCTAAGCCGCCTTCAAGGTACAGCATGACAATGCCCTTGGACTTGCCATCCCAAGGCTTGGTAGGCACATTGGGCTTTCTGTCACCAAAGACACCAACAATACGGCCACGGTCTAATAGCTGGTAGCCCTTTTGAATTTCACCCTGACGCAGCAAGTACCACCCACGATTAAACGCTGCACGATGGTTCTCAGGCTCTTCTTTCTCAAGCTTCTGACAAAGACGCCAGCCTTCAGCAAAATCACCCATTGTGGATGCTGCCAGTTGAAGATCTAGGTCATGCAAGGGTGGTGTAGTTCGCGGTCTTTCAAGCCAAAATTCAGGCTGGCAAAACTGTGGGTAGTGATGCTTCAGTACGTCTTGAGGACTTTCATTGTGCTGACGTTCAAGCACGGGTTTGATGTCATGTAGACCAGCGTAGCCGTGCAAGTTTTCATCATCTTCTTTGACGCTTGAGCCATCAATATTGCTGTAATCGTATTCAAAGTCAGGCAGGTCAAGAAACGCATGAATCCGTGATAATTGAGTTTTGGGGTCGGCTAACAGGTCTTCGTACTCAACAAACAAAAACGATTTAGGATCGTATTGAAAGCCTTGTTGCAGGGTGAGATAAGACGTTTTTAAGTGGTTAGCCAGTGAGCCATTAATGACAAAATCATCTAAGTCTTCAGGCTTTGCCACGCGAACAAACGAGGCCATGCAATCTGGGATGGAACGTACCGTGGCAATGATCTTTGGCTTATGCCCTAACACTTGAGCCATCGCGTGCATGATGACTGGGATGGGCCAATTGCGAGCCTTGTCAATAACAACAGGCTTGTCTGTAGTTTCGTAAAACGCATCAATCACACCACGCATGGTATGGGCTAGCTTTTTTCTCTCAGGATCATTGTCTACCAGCAAATTGTTCTGATGCCATGCTGTCGCCAATCCATCCAAGGCTGCACCAAGTCCAGACGTTGTAGACACATGCGTCATGGGATTTTGATTGAGTATCGCCGCCAGCACGGTTGATCCAGAACGCGGTACGCCAGCAAGAAAGTGAAGATGTTTTTTCATTAGGATTTGATGGCGAGTGAAAAGTTTGCCCCTGTCAATTTAGCCACTTTTATCCAAGTGGTTAAAGCGCCAACCTGTACGGGTGAAGATCTATAAATACCTGAATCATTTAGACCTAGTTGTCCAGCGGCGTTTTGCCCCCAAGACCATAGAGTTCCATCAGTTTTAATCGCTAAGGAAAAGTTATTACCAGCACCTATTTTCGACCATGTTGTTAACGCACCAACTTGTACAGGAGATGAACAGTCAGCAATATTATTTAGACCTAAACTTCCACCAAAGTTTCTGCCCCATGCCCATAAAGTACCATCCGTTTTGATGGCTAAAGAATTATTGCCGCCAGCAGCTATTTGAGACCAAGTCGTTAAAGCACCAACTTGTACAGGTGAGGAACGTCTAACAACATCATTTTGACCTAGTTGACCAAAGCTATTATCGCCCCAAGACCATAAAGTACCATCAGTTTTGATGGCTACAGAATGATATAAACCAGCAGAAACTTGCGTCCAAGTGGTTAATGCCCCAACCTGTACAGGAGAGGAAAAATAAGTTCTATTATTTTGACCTAATTGACCACTGGCGTTAAGTCCCCAAGACCATAAAGTACCATCAGTTTTGATGGCTACAGAATGATCTCGACCCCCGGTTATTTTTGACCAAGTTGTTAATGCTCCAATTTGAACTGGAGAAGAACGGTCAACAAGATCATTTAGACCTAGTTGGCCATAACGATTAAGTCCCCATGCCCATAAAGTACCATCCGTTTTGATGGCTAAAGAATTATCTCGACCGCCAGTTATTTGAGACCAAGTCGTTAAAGCACCAACTTGTACAGGTGAGGAACAATTAACTCTATTATTTAGGCCTAGTTGACCATTAGTGTTAGCTCCCCAAGACCATAACGTACCATCTGTCTTAATAGCTACAGAGTTGTACCTACCACCAGCTATTTGTGACCAATTAGTTAATGCGCCAACTTGAACCGGAGAAGATTTGCCGTAACCATTATTGAGGCCTAGTTGACCCGAGCCATTGCCACCCCAACTCCATAAAGCTTGTGCAACATTGCCAGCAGTAGGCCAATTGCCAGCAGCCTTAAATCTCAGTTGAGATTCAAGCGACCATACCCCTGATGCGGTACTATTCTCGTAAGGTCCACTAGGCACTGGTGCCGTGGGAATCACTCCACCTGGGTATCGCATTGCCATGAGATAACCCCTTACGAGTTGATTTCTTCCCAGCTAGCTGTAACAACAAGATCACCTGCCGTACCTGCCGTGGCACCAATCGATTGGTTTTCAAGCAGATAAAAAGACGTAGTCTTATCAGTCACAATCAGCGTAGCGTCAGCCGGAACTGAAATTGTTGATGCAATTGGGAATGCTGTACCGCCTAATGCCGCCGCGCTATAAATGTTGATCGTAATGTCAGCAGCAGTCGAACCATCCACATTGGCTACAACAATGCTGTTGATCTTGAAGACCTTGCCACTTGCAGCAGCATTATTTACCAACTGCGTTGCACTAGTAGTGGACAAAGATGTTTGGGAACTATTGCCATATATGGCAGCGACGTTAACGATATTTGGGTTTGCCACGATTGGCTCCTTACAGTCCGAAGATCAAAGCAAAAGCGATGGATTGGCCTTTAGATACACCCGAAGCTGGCGCATCTTGAAATGATAAAGTGCCAGAGCCGTTTGTTGTCAAAATTTGGCCATTAGTGCCATCTGCCGTGGGATATAGCAAGTTGGCAGGGTTGTTCATCAACTTAATGACGTTGCCCGTGGTGTTCTTGGCAAACAGAATCATCCCGCCATCGTTGTAATTGATGGCAAGTTCACCAGCATTTAAGTTACCAGCCGAAGGCGCCGTGGTGGACGCCGTGTTGGTTCTATAAAGCTGGATGGGCGTAAAGTTGGTGGCTGGCATTAGAATGTACCTCCGTCGATCACTGCCCACTCAGGGGCTGAAGCACCAGCACGAAGGACATAACCTTGAGTTCCTAGTGCTAATGTTGATGTTGTTGCACTTGCAGTTTGATAAACCAGTGAGCCTGCAGCACCACCTGCAACATTAGTGGCTGTGGTTGCTGTGGTGGCTGATGTTGCAGAAGTAGCCGTCGCAGCATTGCCACTGATGTTAATACCCCAAGTGCCTGAAGCGCCTGTGCCATCAGCCTTGGGTGCTCCCACCGAGCTATAGTCGATCGTCCTGGCAACTGAGCCATTAAACGTCGTGCCAGGTGATGCACCACCCGTGCTGTTAAACGTCACTGAGTTGGCCACCGAGCCTGCTGTGGTTGCCGTGCCCACAGTGATCGTGGCAGGATCTGTGTACTGTGGTGCTGTGCCTGAAGATGTCAGGATGTAGGTTGATGCGCCGATGCCAAGCTTACTGAGTGCTGTGCCCGTGGCGTAATACAGTAGATCGCCAGCCGTGTACGTGGTGAGTCCTGTGCCACCATTAGCTGTGGTCACCGTGCCCAAACTGATGTCTGGCGTCGTACCACCTGAAGATGCTAGTGGCGCTGATGCTGTGACTGCTGTGACGGTCCCTGATGCTGCTGCAATCCAGGTAAATGCTGCGCCATTCCATGACAAGACCGTGCTTGCAACCGTGGGTGCTGTGATAAATGTCGTAGTGCCGACATTGGACTGCACAGCAATCTGATTGGCCGTGCCGCCAGCGAGATTGGTTGCTGTGGTGGCAGAAGTTGCTGTGCCCACGGTAATAGTTGCCGGGTCCGTCCACTGTGGGGCAGATCCCGATGACGTCATGATGCGTGATGTAGCACCGATGGCTAGTTTTGAGAGTGCTGTGCCAGCAGCGTAGTAAAGCGTATCGCCTGCTGTATATGACGCAAGGCCTGTGCCGCCATTGCTTGAAATGAGTGTGCCACCAAGAACAATAGCGCCAATGGTTGCAGTGGATGGCGTCAATCCTGTCGTGCCAGCACTGAATGACGCAACCCCTGATCCTGTCTGAATCGTGCCCCAGCCAGCGGCTGTATAGCCTTCAAAAGCGCCCGTTTGCGTGTTGTAACGGAAGGCGCCCTCAACGCCAGGGCTTAGACGTTCAACAGTCGTGCCCTTGGGAAAAATCATCCCGCCCGTGCCTGGCAGGATCGGATCATCAGCAAGTCCAATCGTGGGATTGGCACCGTCACCTGTCCCATTGGTGACATCAATCTCACTGGCCGTACCTGTGAGCGTCACCACACCAATGCTGCTGCCACTGGTACGCGTGAGCAATCCAACGCCACTGGTCTGCGCTAAGTTAAGCACTAAGCCAGAAAGTGAGATGGTTGGATCGCCAGCAACACCATCGCCATCAGCAACGCTTAATCCTGCCGTTCCAGCCGCGATAGAACGCGCTGTGAGCGTTGTTGCACTTGTCTTGACCTGAATGCCTGTCCCTGCTGCTACGAGGCTTGCAGCGGCCCCAGAGAGGCTTAGAACGAGCGTTGAGCCAGCGCCATTGTCAGTCAGCGTTAAGCCATTGCCTGAAGTGCTTAATTGGCGTGATTGGCTTAGTGACCCCTCACTGGTTGCTGTGACAAAGCTGTAATTGGTAACTGGCGTTGCAGCAATGTCTGCTACCGTGGTTTTGACTGTGCCACCGCCTTGCACAATGGGCACAAGCTCCGTGCCAGTGAGTGCTTGCGCGGTAGGTAGCTGGGTGATGGTTTGATTGGCCATTATGGTGACACCGCTATTCCATCGAGATTCCCATTGTTCTCAGGCGTCTGGGTATTGCCTTCCGTTGAGACAATGACATTTTGCTGATCATTGGTTACCAGATTATCCTGGATTGCAGCCACAGAAACATCAGGCCGTGGAAAGCGTAAGTTGATGCGCTCTGTCTGCCGTGCTGGTAGGCGATAAGGATCTTTTTCATCGCGGCAATTCTCCTCGCAAACCATCAACCCTGGAAAGTTAATATCAGGGCCAAGGGTGGCATGAGGACGTTTCATACGACAACGATCGCAAATACCAATTGCGATGTCGCTGTAGCCCTCAGTGTCAAGGAACATTGGCATTATCGTGTGTAAACGCTGATGTTAGGGGCAAAGTAAATCGGACTGCGATCGCGCTCTTCTGCCTCGGCAAGATTGAGATACTTTTCAGCTTGGCCTTCGAGGTATTGAATGCGC